TTGCTTATGCGGTGTATAACGCTGGCTATTTCTGCGATTATGTGGCTTTTCCCCGCACCGGTCGCCGCCACAATCAAGCAAGGGTCAGTGCTTTTCTTGATGTGGCTTATCGCCGCGTCGCTTGCTTGTTGTTGGTAGTTTCTTAGAGGCATTGTCATCCTCCAATAAAGCAATGTATGGCAGATGATGGGGCGGGTATCTGCTTATTTAGATTTGGCCTTATTATGTCAATGAAAGTGGCCTCTAGCCAGTTCATATCAGCTTCAGAGCACGGAACCATCTTTATGTCATCAAATTGTTTTGAGTCATCAGATATATGATTGCCTATCCTTGAAAATAGGTTTTTTGATTTTCCTATATATACTACTTTATAGTCCTTCATTAAAAAATATATGCCAGATCCTGCTACCAAGTTTCTGTTAACATGCTGGACTGGACTAATAATTTCCTCTATTGTTTTTTCAAAGTTTTTTAATGATTCTTTCTTTAATTGAAGATCTGCAATCATAGAGATAATTTTTTCTTCAGCTAAAGGTATATTTAAATCGCGCGTCAAGGAACTATAGAAATTCTTTAAAACGTCACCCCTCCACCAATGGTTCCCGTATTTTTTAGGAGGGCACGTTTTCTCTGGCGCCATTATGTGGTTTGTTAAAGCCTCAACAAACCCCCGCCCGTCTGCAATTTTTATATTGGAAAGCTCTGCTTTGCAGTAGAACTTTGTGTCTTCAATCTCTGAAATGCAAACATTCATTTCAAACTCCAATACTCGCTAGCCTTCCCGCGAAACGCATCAAGATCAACGTCCGCGCAATGTTTTTTAACTACCGCAGCATAAGACACCGAGCCAGCACGCTCAACCTTTGATAACGATCTACCGCATACCGTGCTGTTTTTATCTTTAGCAATTACCACGAGCGCCACCAATACTTCTTTTTTGCGCTCGTTAGCTCGATCTAAAGCTTCGCACAGATCATCGTACTCTGCAATAAGCTTTTGCGCTTCATCGCTTTCAATCACCTGGCGCTTTGGCTCAAGGTGCTTTTCGGGATTTTCGCGTTCGCGCAGGTAGTCATCATAAAATGCGCGCAGTGCGGGCAGGTTTTCTGCAAGCCATTCCGGGTTGTGCGGCACCGTTATCCACCTGTCCCCGCAGGGCGCCCATTGGTAGAAGTTGGCATTGGTTCTTTGTGCGCACGCCATCTCTATTTGCATTTGCGCGTAGTAATGCGGCTGCTCCTCTACGCTCTTAAACACTACTGGGTTATCTTTACGTTTACCCCAAGGGCATTTAACCTCTAGCACGGAATAATCGCCTATAAGCCCGTCAGGGGTAGCGCCAAGCCAGTCGTGCTCGGGGTGTACAAAGAACCCGCACTCATTAACCACAAGTCCTGTTACCATTTCAAATTCGGCGATTGCGCCCGCCTCGCTTTGATTTCCGTAAGCAAATATAACGTCCTCTGCAAACTGGTCAAGCTCCTGTTCCGCGCCGTGCCAGTCGCGCACCATTTGGCGCATTACGTCGTCGCGCGTGCGGTTCGGGTCAAGGCCAAGTATTGCGCCCGCGCTGCTTCCGGTTACGCGGGCTTTCCGTTTTGGTGATAGTGTCATAATAATTGCCCCTTGCTTAATTATGCGCCGTCCTTGGCGCTTTGGTTTATTTGCTAAAACGGTATATCATCGTCGAAATCGCCCGGATCAGCAATCGGGGCCGGTTTCTTTGTTGCTACCGGCTCTTTCTTCTCAGCGCCGCCAGCGCGTGGAGAAACTGCGCTTACCCAATTCCCGCGCTTCTTCTCGCCCGTCTCGGTCTCAAGCTCCCACAATTGAAGCATCAACATCATTGGCTTGTTAACAAGTGTGGCAGTTAAAGACTGGTCGGTAGGCTCGTCGCCCGCCTTCATTAGCTTGCCGCCAGCGTTGGCGTCAATCGCAGCAAGCATCCGCAAAGCCTTGTCAGCTTTTTTCTGGTCCGCGTGCTTAACGTGCAGCTTCTGGAACACCTTGCGGTTATTGTATTCGGCGGGCTTTAGCACCGACCACCGTATCGAAATAAACTCGGCGTCCTCTCGGTCGCTGGTGTCCCACTTCGCCTCGTCCGGCGCCGCGAGCACCTGCGTCTTAGCTGGCATTGGTTCAATGTCGCCGCCGCCCGTCTCAAACTTACCCGTTACCGGCTCCTCGAAATTAAAAAAACTCATTTACTTTGCTCCTTTCTGCGCCAGGCTTGGCACGTAATTAACAAGCGGATTTTTCCCTTCTTCTACAGTGATATCCTCGGTGATCCCGTACCGGTTCTTACTGATACAGGACGCGGTCGAGTAGCATACCATGATTCTAGTGCCATCGCTAAAGGCTTTTTTCTTGTCCCCGTCGCCTTTTGTGAATGTTTCCAGGCGCAGGAACCCAACAAGATCAACGTCGTCAACGTATGGTGCAACGCTCTTTTTTGCTAAGCGCAAGCTGTACCGGGTGTATTGATCTTGGTCGGGCAGATCCATCGTTTCCGTGTCCGCGTGGCAAACAAAAACAATGTGCATTCCTTTTTTTGCGTTAAGAATACCGGCGGCCTTTCTAACGCGCCCGTGCATGGCCGCTACCGCGCTCATTCCGGCGCCGTATCCGCCTAGCGCTTGGTTAATTGATTTTGCTTTTGGGTCGCTTGCCAATACATCATCAATAAACATGCGCTCTAACGCAGAGGTGGAGTCAATTACTAGCGTTTCGTACTCATGGTCTTGGTTTATCAGCGTCCCAAGCTGGGCCCATAAATCTGATACACCTTGCAATAAAGGAAACGCAGATGGGCGCAGTTCTTTTTTAAGCGATTGCAGCCCGTCCTCCGCTCTTATAACAATCGGGTTTGGGAAGCAGGAGGCAAGGGTTGTTTTGCCCAGCCCGCCGTCCCCGGTAATAGTGCAAATAATGGGGCGATCATCCGGCACCTCAACACTGTCTAACAAGTTATTATCACTCATAATATTTACTCTCTCTTTTGTTTTTGACGTTGCTATTCTTATCCTGTTGATTGATAATGTCAACAACAAAAGAGCAATTAGGCAAAAATTATGATGTATAACGAATTCATGGAAGCCGGATACCGCATATTTGGGCTATATGGGGTTGACGGGGTGGGCCGGTGTAAGTGCGGGAACCCGAAGTGTAAGGCACCACTAAAGCATCCGGTCGCCGGTAATTGGCAGCACACGCCGGAGTGGAGCGAGGAGCAGTTAGAGGTGATGCACATGGGCGGGCAGCTAGACACGGGCTACGGCGTGCTAGTTAATGGGCTTTTAGTGGTGGATGTTGACGCCAGAAATGGCGGGGTCGCCTCATACGAAAAGCTGTTAGAGGTGGTGCCGGAAATTGCGGGAGCGGGCCTGGTGGTAGAGACTGGAAGCGGGAAAGGCAGCAAGCACCTGTATTTTTCTTTGCCCGCGCCCATAGCTTTAATGTCGCACCACGCGGATTACAAGGGTATTGACTTTAAGGGGAGTGGCTTCGTGGTCGGCCCAGGCTCTTTGCACGCATCCGGCGCACGGTATCAAGCGGTAGTGGGCACGCCTTACGACATAGCCGAGGCGCCCGCCGCTTTGATAGCATTGCTAAAAAAGCCGGAACTGCACCGCGCAGAGTACAACGGTGAGTCAATCGACGTAAGCGATGGCGATCTTGCAGAAATGCTCTCATTGATAGAGCCGGACTGCGACTATGAGGCGTGGTACAGAATAGGGATGGCGTTGCACCACGCCACGGGCGGCTCCGGGTTCGCGCTGTGGGATGACTGGAGCAACGGCGGGGCGAAGTACCCCGGCCGCTCGGCGCTTGAAAAGCGGTGGCACTCATTCGGAAAGAGCGCAAACCCCGTAACGCTTGGCACCCTGACGCACTACGCGGAGCAAGCGGGGTGGTCCGCTCCTGTTACCTTTACGCCCACTATTGAATACCAGCAAGAGGAGCAGTCCGTTGACGGGCTGCCGTTTTCTATTGAGGGCGTTGACCTGCTGCGCCCTCCCGGGTTTGTTGGCGATGTGTGCAAGTGGATCAACTCGCAATGCCGATACCCGCGAGAAAGCCTTGCCGTAGCGGGCGCCTTGGTGGCAATGGGCAACGTGTGCGGACTGCGATATACGGACGATATTGACGGCGTGACCGCTAACCTGTTTGCTTTTTGTGTGTCAGGTTCGGCCACTGGCAAAGAGGCCGTACAGCAAGCCGTCGCAGAGGTCCACCGTGCGGCAGGGATACACGTTGCAACCCACGGGGCGATAAAATCAGAGCAGGAAGTTATTCGCAACCTTATACGCAACCAGGCGGCATTGTACGTGATAGACGAAATCGGGATATTTTTGCAAAAGGTCAGCAACGCACAGCAAAAAGGCGGGGCCGCTTACCTTGACGGGGTGATAGGCATATTAATGTCCGCGTACAGTAAGTCGGACGGCTTTATGCTTTTGACCGGCGACACCAAGGACGACGTGCGGGTCGCCCTGATGAAAGAAAAATCGCAGTGCATGAAAGCAAAGGGCGAGGGCGACGACGAAAGCGGCGCAATGGCCCGCAGGATTCCGCAGCTAGAGCGCGCATTGCTGCACATTGATAACGGATTGGAGCGGCCATTCTTATCGCTTATCGGGTTCACCACGCCTGTGACATTTGATGGGCTTGTGACGCACGAGCAGGCAACGAACGGTTTTATAGGTCGCTCACTACTAATCAACGAGCGGGAGACCAACCCACGGGCGCGCAGAGGTTTTAGTAAAAGCAAGATGAAGGACTCCATGAGGTTTTCGCTGGCCCAGCTATACAGCGGAGGCCAGTATGATGCGGCGGCAGGGATGCGGGTTGAGTATTACGGGGACAGGGAGAAGGTGAAGACCGACGCAGCGGCGCGCAGGATGTTGGAGCAGGCGCTGGACTGGATGGAGGACCATGCGGAGATGCACAAGGAGCGTACAGGCTTGGAGGCGGTCGTGCGTCGCGGGTACGAGATCATGGCAAAGATAAGCCTCGTACTATCGGCGCCCAGCGGTATACGCACGGCGGAGCATGTGCGGTGGGCATTCGCGATGGTAAAGAGGGACATAGACGACAAGACGCGCCTTGCATACGCCAACGAGAATTCAAAGAGCAGTCCAGAAATGGCGCTGAAAGCGCGGATACTTAACTTGATCGACCGCGAGAACGGCGGGACCGTCAACTATATAGCGCACAGAACAAGGGCCACGAAAGAGGTGGTGCTGTCCTCGCTGCAGGCAATGGCAGATTCTGGGATGGTGGTATTGAAGAAAAAGGAGAACGCAGGCAATAACCGACCAGTAGAAAAATGGTTCCAGTTGTGATACAATGCAAGCATATTTAGGAAAGGGCAGAGACACAACAGTGACAGCAAAAACACATCGCAGAAACACAAACTTAAGGCTGCGAGCCCCTAGAATGCTAGCAGTCGCGCAAAAACACGAGAAACACACGCTTTTTTCAAAATGTTTTAAGATTTAGTCGAAAAATCTGTGCGGTTGCGCCACTGCTAGTAACGGCGCGGCCTAGAGCAGAAACACAGCAGAAACACATGTTTT